GTCGAAAATTGTTTTATCGCCGTGTGTATCATTTCAACGGCTCTGTGAGTAGATCTAATTACAAGAACTTGACTTGCTCGCTGGTACGACCGAATGTATCGTTACTACCAATATCGTTGCACACGATCAGGTGATAGTAGAGATGAGCCCCAAAAATGTTGTCAACTACACCGTAACGGGTGAGCAATCCAACGCGAGGAGCGAAATCATTAGGTCCGATTGTCCGTTGAACCATCACAGGGATGTATGGACAATAGATGATACCAGTGTCATAGAACTCAGGTCCTTTGTAGCCAAGAAGAACGTAATTCACTTCGTCAGCGCGCTGAGGGCTGGATACTCCAAGAATGTCTCCATCCTTGTTGACTCCAGGGCCTTGAGCCTCTGTACGAGTGTCACGATAAACGTTGAAACGTCCTCCAAGATTACCAACTCTAGCGATTCCGACAGGCTGCGTGTTAACGTTACCTTGTACGGACATCCACTGGAATTCAGGAAGCATCTCGAGAATTGCGCAAACCTTAGGAGTTGCAACCAAGAAGTTTGCAGCTCCACGACGGTTACGTACAGCAATACGATTCGCTTCTACGATAATCTTAGCATAAAGGTCCCGGTTACGCTCAGCCATCCAACGTCCATCTGCGCTAGCAGGTGTCCAGCTGGAATATCCAACACCAGTTCCGCCATTGATCGCTGTTTGAATCATACGCATGATCATTTCACGATCGATTTCGGCCTGAATTTCATACGACATAGCGTTTGTCAATTCAGTATCGATGTCAATACCGTTCATGTTCTTGAGGTCTTGTTCTAGTTCAACACTCCAACGAGCAGCGAGCCTACGTGTGCCAGCCTCAACAGCAGTCTTCTCGAAAGAGACAACCATTTGAGGAATATCACCTGTAAGTTCGTAGTTGTTAAGAAGTGCAGCAACACCCTTGTCAGCGTCAGAGAAACCACCGGTTCCAAAGACTGCTTCATCAGCAGAGTTTTTACCAGTCAACTGGCTGGACTCTTGTCCAGTGAAGCGTGTGTCAAGGTAGTTGTAACCAACTTCAGCTCCGTCTGTGCCTGTGTCAGCAGTGAGAGACTCACCACCACGCACACGTCCGGCTGCAGGGCTGGTCTTACCGTCGATACCAGTACCAAGAGCTTCCTCTTCGTATTTGTATCTCAATGCAAAAGCCAATCCAACAGGACCACTCATGGGCTGAACACCAACGATTTCGTTTGTGATCAACTCAGGGAACGTACGACGAATCATCGGAATAAGAATCTTCGGCAAGCGGGCATCGCCAGCTGCGTAAGAGTCTGTATTTCCAACGTTACCACCAGTGTTACCAACATTAGTGCCTTTACCAAAGGCGCCTAATGTTCCACCGGCGACGTTTCCGCCACCATGGTAATCACTCTCTTCAATACACCATGTCTCTTGGTTTTCCAAAAGAATAGCGGTGTTCAAACGAGTGTGGTCGTCATCAATAGCTGCGACGTTACTAGAACTATAATCAAGAACAGGTGCCCATTTTTCCAAGAGCACGGATGCTCGAGCTTCGTCAATGTAAGAATTCGGAGATTTTACTTGTGACATAATATAGGTTCCTTTTCTGATTTACTCAGATCAATAGATCTCTACTTAAAATTTGTTCAATTCACCCATGATCGAGTCAACGAACGGGCTTGAAACTTTTTCTTCTACAGTTGTTTGCTGTTCCGGCTGTGTTTGTTCAACAATCGGACGATCGACTTCTGGCTCTCTCTTAGAGACTGCGTCTTGTTTGATTTGTGTCAAACGATCCTGTTCTGTTTTGTCAAACAGACGAACAGTGTAGTCGAAGTTTTCTGTAATAAATTGTGTGTCTTTGTCTCCAAGTACCTTGAAAACGTAATTTCGTTTCTCTTCCGGTAGGTCTTGGGCTTTTTCTGTTAATAGTATATGAGACGAGAGACTTTCAACCTTATCGTTCAATTGAGCATTTTGTTCTTGGAGAACACTGATTTGATCGTTCGATTTGTCAATCGTTTCTTTACCTTCTTGTATGGCGTCACGAATAGTATTTTTCGCCAAAGCGAAATCAACACCAAGAGTGGAACGTAAAGACTCAAGTACCGCTGTGGCTTTTTTATTCTTTACAGCTTCTTCAATGTCAGCTACCGGGATTTTTTCATCAATGTATTCATCTAAATATGTGCTGATACTTTCAACTAAAGAATCTTTGAAAGATCCAGCTTCTTCATTCAATGTAGATTCATACTTCTTGACCAACTGTACAAGTTTTTGTGCATGGTTTTGATCAATAGCTTCAACAACCTTCTCAAGCTTGGCAGAATGATCTGAATCAATCGCCTCTAATAGCTGTTGTAGCTTCTCAGCATGAGACTCGTCTTGCTCGACAAGTGCCTTCTCTACATGGATAGACACCTTGGTATCTACCGCCTCGTTAAACATTGACTCTATTTGATCTAGAGTTTCATCTGTAAGGTGTTCAGATGCCTCTTTTAGTAGTGATTTTAAATTAGTTTCGCTCATGATTATTAAAGATTTTTAAATTCTTAAAATTATTTATGCGCTCCAGGAGTTTATTTTCTATAATTGAGGTTAATTGAGTGTTAGCTCCCGCATAATTTTTAGAGCTCACATCGCTGATAAACTTCGAAATGG